AATTACGACTTTACATCTAAGCAATACCTTCAGTTTGATGGCAATGCTTATATCGTTTTAGAAGAAGGCGATAGAATTCAAATTACTACTCAAAGTGCAAGTGCATTCAGTTTTATTGCCACATTTGAAGTATCAGGAGCGCAACGAACATGACCTACTTAGAACTTGTTAATGATGTGTTAGTTCGCTTGCGTGAAAGCACAGTATCTACTGTTGGCGAAACCGCTTATTCTGCTTTGATTGGCAAGTTTGTTAATGATGCCAAACGTCAGATTGAAGATTCCTATAACTGGAATGTTTTAGGACAAACAATTACAGTTACTACTACCTCTGCTACAAGTTCTTATTCTTTGACAGGTGCAGGTCAGAAGTTTCGTATCAATGACGCTATCAACACTACCAGTGTCATTACCCTAGACAACATTGCTGTTGCGGATATGAACCGCAAGCTCAACTTTGGTACACCTTCACAGTCTATCCCTTCAGAGTTCTGCTTTAGTGGTGTAGATGGCAATGGCGATACAAAGATTGATTTGTTCCCTGTTCCTAATGGCGTATATACACTTAAATTTGATGTAACTGTCCCACAGGCTAATTTGTCTGCTGATGGCACTTCAGTCAAGGTCTTAGATTATTTGGTTGCTCAAAGTGCCTATTCTCGTGCTTTGATTGAGCGTGGTGAAGATGGTGGAACAAACTCTAATGAGGCTTATGCTTTATTTAGAGGAATGCTCTCTGATGCTATTGCATTGGAAAGCACTCGTTATCCTGAAGACAACTTTGTGGCGGTCTAATGGCATCAGCACTCCAAAGTTACAGTCTCTCAGCACCAGGCTTTTATGGCCTGAATACTGAAGATTCTCCCCTTGATTTGGGGTCGGGCTTTGCCTTGGTCGCAACTAACTGCATCTTGGATCAGTATGGTCGTATTGGTGCTAGAAAAGGTTGGACAAGGGTTAACTCTTCCTCTGGCAATCTAGGTGCTAACGATGTTGGCGTGATCCATGAGTTAGTCCAAAACGATGGAACTCTTACAGTTCTGTTTGCTGGCAACAACAAGATATTTAAACTTGGTACTTCTAATGCGGTGACTGAGTTGACCTATGGTGGTGGCGGTTCTGCTCCTACTATTACTGCATCCAATTGGCAATGTGCATCTTTGAATGGCATTGCATACTTCTTCCAAACTGGTCACGATCCAATCATTTATGATCCCGCAGTAAGTACAACTACTTATCGCAGAGTCTCTGAGAAGTCTGGTTATGTAGCTACTGTTCCTCAAGCCAACATTGCTATTTCAGCTTTTGGTCGCTTGTGGGTAGCTAATACGTCAACAGACAAAGTAACTGTTACCTTCTCTGATCTGATTGCAGGTCATGTATGGGGTGGTGGCACTTCAGGCTCATTGGATGTATCCCGTGTATGGCCTAATGGTGCAGATGAAGTCATGGGCTTGGCAGCTCACAATGATTTCTTGTTTATCTTTGGTAAGAAGCAGATTCTTGTTTACTCTGGTGCTTCTACTCCCGCATCTCTTGTTCTGAGCGACACAGTAGGCTCTATTGGATGTATTGCTAGGGATACCATACAAAGTATTGGTACTGACGTTGTTTTCTTGTCGGACTCAGGTGTTCGTTCATTGATGAGGACTATTCAAGAGAAGTCTGCTCCTTTGCGAGACCTTTCTAAGAATGTTCGATTTGATTTGGAATCTTCCTTGTCTGGAGAAACACTAGCAAACGTCAAATCTGTTTATTCAGAGAAGAATGCTTTTTATCTGCTTGTTCTGCCAGCTACTTTGCAAGTCTATTGCTTTGATACCAAACAATCTCTGCAAGATGGTGCTTCCCGTGTAACCAAATGGGATAGTATTTCACCAACTGCACTAAGATCGTTGCGTAATGGCGACCTTTACATTGGCAAGAACGGCTACATTGGTAAGTATGGTGGTTATCTTGATGATGCTTCTACTTATCGTTTCTTGTACTACACAAACAATGCTGACTTAGGAAACCCTAACCAGATTTCCATTCTGAAGTCTATTACTGCCGTGGTTATTGGTGGTTCTAACCAGTTTCTTACAATCAAGTGGGCTTTTGACTATTCAGGTGCTTATCAGTCAGAGAACGTCTTTATTCCACCTCAAGGTTATTTTGAGTATGGGGTTGGAGAATATGCGGTTGCAGACTATTCAAGCGGCATTCCAATTAAAGCATTAACAAGTAATGCGTCTAGTGCGGGTAAAATCGTACAAACTGGTTACGAAGCCACTATCAATGGCACTCAGTTGTCAATTCAGAAAATTGAACTTCAAGCCAAAGAAGGCAAGATAGGATAAACCATGTCTAATTATTCAAAATCCACTAACTTTGCAACCAAAGATAATCTCTCACCTGGCAATCCTCTAAAGATTGTTAAAGGTACTGAGATTGACACAGAGTTTAATAATATTGCTACTGCCATAGCAACAAAGACGGATAACTCCTCTGCCACGATTACTGGTGGTACGATAAATGGTGCGGTTATCGGTGGGACTACTGCCGCAGCAGGAACATTTACCAACCTTACTGTTAGCACAGCCGCTACGATTGCTTCTGCCGCCATTAGTGCAGGAACAATCAATGGCGTGGTAATTGGTGGTTCTTCTGCCCTTGCTATTACTGGTACGAACATCACTGCAAATACAGGCTTTAGTGGCCCATTGACAGGTGCGGTAACAGGTAATGTAACGGGTAATTTGACAGGAAATGTAACTGGTAATGTCACAGGTAACATTACAGGCAATGTGACGGGTAATGTAACTGCGGCTACTGGCACTTCTACATTCAACAATGTGACCATCTCTGGCGCATTGGACATGGATAGCAGTACATCGGCAACCATTACTGGTCTGGCAAGCCCCACAAACGATTCTGATGCGGCTACCAAGGGTTATGTGGATGCACTAGCCCAAGGTATTGATGCCAAGGCTTCTGTGGTTGCGGCTACCACTGCAAACATCACTTTGTCTGGCGCACAAACCATTGATGGCATCTCGATTGTTGCGGGTGATCGGGTCTTGGTTAAAGACCAATCTACTGCTTCTAACAATGGTATTTACTTGTGTGCAACAGGTTCTTGGACACGCACAACCGATGCAGACACTTATGCTGAGTTGGTAGCGGCTTTTACCTTTGTTGAAAAAGGCACAACTAACGCTGACTCTGGCTTTATCTGCACGATTGATGCGGGTGGAACATTGGGAAGCACATCTATCACATGGGCGCAGTTCTCAGGTGCGGGTCAGATTACTGCGGGTGATGGTCTTACAAAGACAGGTAACACTCTTAATGTAGGCACTGCATCATCTAGCCGTATTGTTGTCAATTCGGACAACATTGATTTGGCATCTTCTGGTGTGACACCAGGCACTTACCAATCTGTAACTTTTGACACTTATGGTCGGGCTACGGCAGGAACGAATCCAACGACTATTGCTGGCTATAACATTACAAATGCTTATACCAAAACAGAAATAGATTCGATATTTGGTTCGACTACTGCTGCGGCTACTTCTGCATCTAATGCGGCTACTTCTGCTTCCAATGCTTCAACAAGTGCTTCTAATGCTTCTACAAGTGCAAGCAATGCGGCAACAAGCGAAACCAATGCGGCAGCGTCCTACGATGCTTTTGATGACAGATATTTAGGTTCTAAATCTTCTGCCCCTACTGTTGACAATGATGGGAATGCTTTGTTGACAGGTGCTTTGTACTGGAACAACTCAGTCAATACTTTGTATGTGTGGACAGGATCAGCTTGGACTCAGGCGGCATTTACGACTAGTGGCTTTGCTACTTTGACAGGCACAGAAACCCTGACAAACAAGACCCTTACTTCAGCAGTATTGACGACACCAAATATTACTACTGGATTATTGGTGGCAGGGTCTGCTGGTACAGCAGGTCAAGCACTTCTTTCTGGTGGTTCTGGTGCAGCACCTACTTGGGGTACTGCTGGTGTTTCAACAGGTAAATCTATTGCATTAGCAATGCTCTTTGGCTTCTAAGGAAATATTATGGCAAATCCAAATATCGTAAACGTCACAAGTATTATCGGTAATACTTTATCGGTTGCTGTTGGCACAAGTGCTACACAACTAGCATCAAACGCTGCTTCAAGCAATAAAGTATTTAAGATTAACTCAATCTTGATTGCCAACATTGATGGCACAGCAGCGGCTGAAGTAACAGTCAATATCTACTCTGCGGCTGCTTTGGGTGGAACGGCTACGGCTATTGCTTCTACTATCTCTGTCCCATCAGATGCGACATTGATTGTGAGTGATAAAACGACAGCGTTCTACCTACTAGAGAATCAGTCAATTGGTGCGCTTGCTAGTGCAACTGGTGACTTGGTTGCCACGATTAGCTTTGAAGAAATCACATAAGGACTAAAAATGTCCATGCGATACAAAGGCGGTGTAATTTCCGCTACTGCTCCTACAATTTCTTCTAGTGCTGCCAGTGGGTTATTTACGCTGCCACAACAATTGCAAGCCCTTGCTGCTGGAAATTGGCCCGCTACTTTACCCGCCATTGGTTCTGCATTTGGTGGTGGTTTTTTTGCAGGTCAAATCTCGACCGCTGGAAATGGTATTGCTGACTACAACTTAGTTGTTGGGCCTAAAGCCTCGGCACAAGTTAATACAATTTGGAAAAACGCACAGACCGCTACCCCTGGGGCTGATAGCACTATTAACGGCACACAAAACACGGCAGATATGGTGGCAGATGGAAATTCTACTGTTTACCCAGCGGCACACTTTTGTAATGATTTGGTGATTGGTGGTTTTAGTGATTGGTATATGCCAGCGAAGAAAGAACTTGAAGTTTTTTACTACAATTTAAAACCCACGACAACAAGCAACAATACTGGTTCGGGAGCAAACACCAACGCTGTCCCAAGTCGTGGCAGTAATTACACCACTGGTAATCCAGCTCAAACTTCTGTTGCTGATTTCATAACAAGCACAGGCTCTGAAGCGTTTACAGCTGATCGGTATTGGTCTAGTACTGAGCAAGATACTACGAGATCTAATTATCAGTCATTTAGTAATGGCTTGCAGGACTATCAGCGCTCCAAGAACTATTCGGCTCAGGTACGAGCCATTCGCAGAGTCGCAGTCTAAGGAACAACCATGAGCCAAAAATATCCAGGCGGGTTTATTACAAAGAGTCCAACATTACCAGCAGGGCCGTATGAGACAAGCGTTGCAACAGGTGTTTGGACACTTGACCAAGCCATGCAGTTTAAGAAGCAAGGGCTGTGGCCTACTGCGGGTAATCCTGCCCCACCCACAGTTATAGGTCAAGCCTATGGCGGTGGATATTACGCTGGTCAAATCGGTGTAAGCGGTGTTGCCACTCACTATATTATTGTTGGGCCTGTAGCTTCTGCGGATTCTGCCAAAGAATATAAAACTGTTAACACCGCAACTGCTGGTGCAGATAGTGTTATAGATGGCCCACAAAACACGGCTGACATGGTAGCTGATGGCAATGCAACAGTTTACCCAGCGGCTCATTTTTGCAATAATTTATCTACTGGTGGTCAAACAGATTGGTATATGCCAGCCAAGAATGAGTTAGAAATTTGCTATTACAACTTAAAACCAACAACAGCTTCCAACGATACATCTTCAGGCACTAACACCAATGCCGTCCCCAGTCGTGGCAGTAATTACACTACTGGAACACCAGCACAAACTTCTGCTACTGATTTTCAAAGTACAGGCACAGAAGATTTTGGTTTAGCAGATGTTTATTGGTCTAGTACCGAGGAAGCTGCTCAGTACGCATGGAGGCAGAGTTTCGGTACTGGCGGTCAGCTCAAAAGCACTAAGTACAATGCACATCGTGTTCGAGCAGTTCGCAGAGTTGCAGTTTAATTAGGAGAAACCACAATGTACATTTGCATAACAGAAGTAGACGCAGTAACTAAAATAGTCTGCACAGCCGAGCCACAACGCACAGGCCCATCAATGCCAGCAATTAAAGGTTGGACTCATATTTGGCATGACAGTTCTACATGGCCTGTAGAAGTTGCTTCTGATGGCACATATCTTCGTGCGCCTAGATACTATGGCACTTGTGATGCAGACGCTGACCTAAACATTGCGGGTGTTCTGCAAGTATTGACAGAAGCAGAATTTAATGCAGCCAAAGTTGCCGAGCATGAAGCCCGTAAGCCTTATCCATCTTGGATTGGTTACTTGGACACAATGACATGGGCAGCACCAATAGCAAGACCCGCTGATGCCATTATGAATGGCGGCAATGTTGCATATCAATGGGATGAAGCTACAGTTAACTGGGTTGCTCAAGGATGAAAGAGTTTTTCTTTATCTCTGGTTTGCCAAGGTCGGGTTCAACCCTACTCTCGGCTATCTTGCGTCAGAACCCTGAGTTCTATGCAGATATTTCCTCGCCAGTACAAGGATTGGTTACATCTACTATCAATGTCATTACTGGAAGCGAGAGCAATCACCTGATAGATGAAGACAGACGCAAGCAAATACTGAAAGACGTATTTGAGGCTTACTACAAAGCAGTTACGCCAAACACAGTGTTTGACACTAGCAGGGGCTGGACTGCCAAAACATCTTTGCTAAAAGACCTGTATCCACAGACAAAGATTATTTGCTGTGTGCGTGATTTACCTTGGATTCTTGATAGCTTTGAGCGTGTTGCATCTAAGAACTCTTTGTATGGCGCAAGCCTGACAGATGACGAAGCAAGGCAGACAGTCACCACAAGATGCGATGCCCTAATGGATGTGAAGAAGGAAGGCCAAGTGGTCAAGCCTTATTACTTCTTAGAAGAAGGTTTACTGCTAAACCCCGACATGATTATGTTGGTGGAATATGAGTCTTTATGCAAGAAGCCTGAGAGCGTGATGCGTGAGATTTATGGGTTTATTGGCAAGCCTTATTATGACCATGACTTCAAGAATGTTGAGTATGACAACGAAGTCTATGACAAAGCCTTGAACATGAAAAGTCTGCATACAGTCAGGAAAGAAGTGACATGGCAAGAGCGTCCATCTATTCTTCCTAAGTCAGTTTGGGAGAAGTACAGTGGCAAAGAGTTCTGGCGCACACCAGCACCAGAGTTTGCAATAAAACAACTTTACAAGGTCAAGGGATGAAACGCATATTAGTTATGGGCTTGCCTGGTGCTGGTAAAACTTACCTTGCACAGCACGTTCTTGAGCATCTGCAAAACAACCATAAAACAGTCATGTGGCTGAATGCTGATGATGTGCGTAAGAAATACAACGATTGGGACTTCTCCCATGAAGGTCGTATTCGCCAAAGTCTGCGGATGCGTGGTCTTGCTGACAGCTACGATGTGGACTATGTAATCTGCGACTTCGTTGCCCCTCTTGTTGAGATGCGAAACAACTTCAAAGCTGATTGGACTGTGTGGGTTGACACGATTAACCAAGGTCGTTTTGAAGACACCAACAAGGTGTTTGTTGCCCCAGAGCAGTATGACTTCAGAATTACAGAGCAAAACGCTGAGAAGTGGGGTGAGTTCATTGCCGCACATATCTTGGACAACCGCCAACGCCCCGTCTTTGATTGGCAAAAAGAGACTGTTCAGATGCTTGGCAGATGGCAGCCGTGGCATGAAGGTCACAGAAAACTCTTTGAGAGAGCATTAGCTAAAACTGGTCAAGTGGTCATTCAGATCAGAGACTGTCAGGGTTGGAATGGTTCTAATCCCTTTGCTGCTAATCAGGTAAAAGACTTTATTAAGCGTGATTTAGACCCTTTATACCAAGGTCAGTATGAGATACAACTTGTGCCAAATATTGTTAATATCACCTATGGTAGGGATGTTGGATATAAAATAGAGCAAGAGTCGTTTGATGCGGCTACTCATGCCATTTCAGCTACAAAAATACGCAAAGAACTTGGCATTGAGCCACAATAAGGAGCAATCATGGCTGTAACTAGCGCACAAATTGTAGATTTTCTG